AAAGGCAGAGCCGCCACATCTATGGTCAGCTCATACTCAGATGTGGTACTGGCTGAATCCACAGCCTGATTATCTGCATAAAGGGTAGCACTGGAATTTTGTGCCTTTATGGCAATCTGCCTGATATGGGGCACTGCCAGTATTTCCTCATAGGAAGCAGTGCCTCCTGCCTGATCATCAACCATCTTTGCTACATGAAACCCTTGCAGTCCAATAAATGGTGAATTGGTTATTCCTGCTTTTGGTGCTGCCATTACGAATCAACTCCTATTCTGTAATCAACGGCCAGTACCTTAAGGCCGTCCTCTAAAAACTCCACTGTCTGAACCCTCATAAACCCCAGCCCAGACATTATCTTATTTACCCGTCTATAAATCCCGGCATGACCGCCTGCTTTGGTGACAATATGTATTCTTACTGTCATTCTGCTCTGGATTTCCTCATTGTCAGCATGGAGAGCCGGCACATCGGAAATCACATTATAAACAATATTAGGAAACCTGCAGCCATGAGGGCTGGCCTGATGGTATATTCCCATCCCGGCAAGCTCCCTATCCTCCTTCATGGCTTTTAACATTATTTCAAGCATAAAATCACCTCTTTTTCAGTCCTTCCCTTACTGCCCTGGCAATATTATCCCTGATACTGTCCCTGACTGCGTCTATAGCTGGATAAAGAAATGGCTTGTTTATCTTTGGCGAAAATTCTACGACCTTGCCGTAATAAACTCCATCATTTTGTGCATCCGCCACTACCTTGATGTATGTACCATTTCTTTTAACCTCAGCATGAACGGAGTCACGCAAGGCTCCTGTTTTTACAGGACATCTTGATTTGGCATCTTCCACCACACCATCAGCTCCTTCTTTTAAAGCGCCCTTAGCAGCCTTGACGGCATTAGTCCCGATAATGTCTAAAAGAGCTGACAGGGATTCATTGCTTTTCTTCCTTCTCATAGAATCTCCTTTACCATCAGGGTAAGAAGGCCGCTTCGCTTATCCCCCAGAACTGTAAGAATCTCATAAAATTTATTTCCAGCCATCATACGCATTTTAGGTGTAATGCCATCAAAGAAGCGGATGTAGATTTTATACTGTGTTTCAGACATATTCTGCTGTGCTGCAAAATATTCCCTGCCGCTCACCGGCACAATATCTGCCCAGATGGTAGACACATCCACCCATTCATCTTTAGGATTTGCAAATTCATCTGTGTCCTCGGAAGGCTTTTGCAGAGTAACCCTGTATCTCATTTTTCCAACCTTCATTAAAACACATCCTTTCTAAGTCCTGATAAAAGAGCCCTCAGTGTCAGCACCAGATTCTTATGGTCTGCTTCTTCCCTGTGCTCATAGAGATAAGTTACGGCATAAAAAACAGCTGTCTTTAGCTGGGGATTACCCCCAGCCAATTCCAGCTCGCTTTTTCTAAGGATTGTAAGGCACAGCTCCTGGGCTGTGGCTATAAAGCCTTCAATCAGCCCATCATCATAATCCCCATCAATCCTTAGATATTCCTTGGTTTCTTCCAGCGTTACCAGCATATGCCTTCACCTTCTTAGGAAGAAGCAGTGCCCTTCATCTTCAGAATCTGTACAGCTTCTGGAAGAATTAGGCGGCCATCAACACGCTCCTTCATCACATAACCTACCATGCCATTGCCTGCAAACAGCTCCTTCAGTTCCTGCATAGAGCGGGAACCACGGTCACCAATGTTGTAGTAGGAGAAATCACCAAAGGCCATGGCTGCCTTTCCTGCGGCAGCTTCCGGGGCAAACTGAGAAGTGTGGATAGCATAGCCAAAGAGACGGTCCGGCTCACCTGCAGTAAGAGCCGGCTGCCAGAGGTATGCTCCATTGTTGTCCTTCAGCTTACGAAGAGAAGCCAAAGTCTTGTCATTAGTGATAAAGGCTGCACTCTTGCGGTATGGACGCTTCAAGGTATACACCAGATTGATAATATCATCAGCAGAGATATTTGCCGTAGAAGTGGTAGTGTTGTACTGACCGCCATTTGTGGTGTCAAAAACGCCCATAGGCTTTCCCTTGCCATCTCCATTCAGGAAGGCATCCTCTTCAGCATTGGCCAGAGCTTTGCCGAACTGGTCAATGATATAGCCCTCCAGATTAAAGGCAGCATCATAGAGAAGCTCCTCAGTTACCTTGATAGCCACATGGAGCTTGTAGGCATCCATCATAATCTGGTCAAAGGTAGCGTCACCAAAGGTCAGTGCACCGCCCTCCTCAATCCATGCCGCAGCAGGCGTGGTTGCTGCAATGTTAATCTTGTGCTCTCCAGAGGTGGTTATCTTTGTTGCAAGGCTGCGCATGATGTTCTCCTCGTTGAGTACATCAATAAGCCGGTTATCATATTCTACTGGCACCAGATAGCCACCCTGCTGATCATTGCCCTCCTGCAGCACATTGCTGATATTGCGGAAACGGGTACGCATGGCAGTCAGCATATCCTGCTTGTATTCATCGGTTGCCCGGAAGCCGCCTGCTGGCTTTGCATTTTCCGGCTGATTCGTAATAGGCTTACTGGTAGGCTTATCAAGCTCTCTGTCAATAGCAGCCTGACGCTCCAAGCGATCAATAGCCTTTTTCATTTCCACAACATCAGCTTCCATCTTTTCATAGGCAGCAGCATCCTCAGCAGAAAGCTTGCCATCCTCATCAGTGTGGGAATCCAAAAAATTCTTTGCTTCTTCCCACAGCTTTACACGCTTATCACGCAGTTCCATAATCTTATCCATTTTACATTCCTCCAATTAATTCCAAACGCTTATGAAATACAGATGCCTCCACCCGATTGTCAGGCTTTGTCATCTTGACCTTTAACTTATCCAGCAGGGAATTTGTCACTGCTGCCCTTGAAAAAATCATACCCTCATCCTTAATGTCATCGTCATCATACAGGACACTGTCTGCAAATCCAAGCTCCAAAGCCTTTCTGGCATTGAACCAGGACTCTGCATTCATCATATTGGAAAGCTGCTTTCTAGGCAGCCCTGTCTTTATCTCATAGGCATTGATAATGGACTCCTTCACCTCAGATAGCATATCCATGGCTTTCTTCATTTCCCGCTCATCGCCGATTGACACTGTAGCAGGATTATGAATCATCATCATGCCCACAGGGGAAATTGCCACATGATTACCTGCCATAGCTATCACCGAAGCAGCGGAAGCAGCAATACCATCAATGTGTACATCAACACATCCTGGATATTCCATGAGCATATTATAAATTTGCGCAGCAGCAAAACAATCTCCCCCAGGAGAATTAATCCACACAGTAACCTTGCCCTGTCCGCTGTTAAGCTCGCTTCTAAAAATCTGTGGAGTGATTTCATCACCATACCAGGTTTCGTTAGATATTTCCCCATTAAGGACAAGAATTCTATCTTCATTATCATTCCTCACCCAATTCCAAAATTTACGACTCATTGTTATCATTCCCTCCTGCAGTCTGTCCAAACAGTCCTGCGTCTTTAAGTTTTGTTAAGTTGCCATTGATAAGGTACAGATTGCCTCCATCTTCATCAGGAATTGGATTCATGTTCTCCAGCTCCCTGATGTCATTGGCTGACATCCAGCCATTCTGCCTTGCCACTGCATAGCCATTCATGCGGCTCTGATAATCTCCTCGTAAGAGTCCATCCACATTGAACCTAAAGGACAGCCTGCCTTTTTCAGATGGCAAAAGAAGTGACTGCTGCATGGCCTGTTCCCATCTGACTATCCATGGATTTAATGTGTACATCACAAAATCAAGAGATTGCTGTTCTATATTAGAAAAGCTCGACTTTTCAAGGTCACCTACCATATGCGGCGGTACTCTGAAAATTCGAGCTATCTCGTTGATTTGAAATTTTCGTGTTTCCAGGAACTGTGCTTCATTAGGCGGTATAGCCATCTGCTTAAAGGTCATGCCCTCTTCAAGAACAGCCACACTGTGGTTGTTCTTTCCTGAAAACTGAGCTTTCCAGCTTTGGCGAAGCCTCTCCGGATCCTTAACAATTCCCGGATGTTCCAATATACCTCCCGGTGTTGCTCCGTTGGCAAAGAATGTGGCACCATATTCCTCTGTGGCTATGGCAATGCCAATAGCATTTTTTGCCATTGCAATAGGACTGTAGCCGATAAGGCCATCAAAGCCAAGGCCGGGGATATGCAGCACATCCTCTCTAGGCAGAACCACCTGCTCAAATTTCTGTCTGCCATTTGGCTCGTCAGAATTTCTGGTGTAGGTGTAGTAAAGCCTTCCTGAGTTATCCCGGCTCACATCCATCTTGTTTGGAAGCAATGGGTACAAAGCCACAACCTCTCCCCTGCCATTACGAATAATCTGGGCATAAGCATTACCATGAAGCAGAAGATGGCTCATCATAGTTTCCCTGAAAATGAAGCTGGTCATCTCAGGATTTGGTTCATCGTGCAGCAAATGATATAAGGAATGGCTGTACAGCTTTTCCTTGCTGCCATCCGGCCTATACTGATACACATTCAGTGGCAGGCCTGCAATAGCCTCTGCCAAAATCCGTACACAGGCATAAACAGCAGTTACCTGCATGGCAGTGCGGTCATTTACAGTCCGGCCTGATGTCGACTGTCCCCATAGAAAAGGCCAGTGCGTTGATATATAATTGGTTGGCTTATCCCTTGGACGGAACAATTTTGAAAAGATATTCATAAAACTACCTCCATTCATACAAAAAAACTTTATTTTAGCAGGATTTTTCTAGTTCGTATAGAAAAGTTACATTGAGAGTTTGTGGTTAATTTTTCAAAGGGGGACACCATCATGTGTGATAAAGTTGATGACAAGTATATCGATTTTATAGAAGACTATTTATCTGATGTTTTAACAGGCCAAATGTATGCTGATGTTGATACCATAACTATTGAAAAATATCTAACGGAAATAGAAGATTCAACAACTGGGAAGAAACTATTGTCTCAAGCTCACTGTGCTGAGCTTCTAACAGATGAGAGTAAGGAAATTATTGATGAACGATTACAAAAATCAAACTGTGATACCCACGAAATTATTATAAGATTTAGGTATTGTTTGCAGATGATGTTAAAAAAGAATTTTGATATTCCAGAAGAACTGGTTATGTATATACTGCGTTACATCAACGGAGCCATTTGGTATGTAAAACATAAAAATAACACTATAGTAGATATTGCCAAAGGATGGATTGAGGAAAATCCTGAAGAATATCAAAAAATGTGTGATGAACTCTTCGATTTTTCAAAAACACATATGTAATATCACCATAGAAATATAGCATTAATACGCTTTCAATATCAATTTTATTATTATAACGGAGGAACTAACATGAAAAAAATTATATCTCTAATTACTATAACTTTATCACTACTAGCATTTGTAACTACTGCATATGCATATAATCTTTCTGACATAAAAAAAGATTATCCAAAAATAAAAATAAAAACGCAAAAAGGTGTAAATGACTATGGTCAAAAATATGAAGTACAATACGCCGATATTTTAAAATTACATGCACCTGGAGGTTGCGAAAATCGATTAACATTTACTTTAGTCGAATCTGCAGGTGTTCCAAGTCATGTTTTAATTACACATTATTATGATGACCTTATAGATTATGGCTCATGGGCATTTTGGGATAGAATTATAATTGGTACAGGAAACAATTCTGTAAGTGCTTTTCCAGTCCGCAGCCCAGAAAGATGGACAGATCACCTATCATTACATGAACGATTAGTTTATATTATTCATGATGTTTCCGACTTCAACGCATGGAAAGATGCTATATTAATCAGAGCTAAAAGTGATAGATATTATGCAGATTTCAAAATAAATCAAGAACAATATAAAACTGTCATGGATATAATTCAACGCTTTCTATTCACTAAATAGCACTACCTGAGCAAAATATCTATTCTATTTTTATAATAGCAATATCCCACGTTCATCATACACACTTTCACCATTATCCAATCCACAGCGGATTGCTCGGTCCAGCCCCATTATGGTTGCTACCACACCGTCAATCTTCTCTGTGGATTTTTCTTTGTCCGGCTTTATATTTCCTGCTGGGTCCGTTTTTATGAATATGTTATCCATCATCCATCTAAGAACCGGATGCCCCCCATGTGCTATTCTTTTTTCCAATGTCAGCTTCATAAGCTCCTTGGTAGGCGGGTTCATATCCGTCTCTTATATCAATGCCCGCGGCTATTTTTTCTCCATATTCTGAAATCATCTCTGCAAGAAATACGGGGTCTGTAACCGCTGCGGTTCCAAGAATTACTCGCAAAGCTCCCGCCTCTATATATTTTCTCACAGCGAACTTATCTCTGATGCCGCCT